ACTGATGTGTCTTCTCTACCCACGATACTGAAGTTCATTTCAACTTCATATCCATTATTTTGAAAATCTGGGTAGCAGTTAATCGCACCAACTCTAATTCTTGGTTCGTAACGATTTAGCGTATCTCTGATCTCTGATTTGATTAATGCAGATGTAGCAGAATCCATTGGTTCAAACAACAGATTACTAACATCACATCCCAAGTCAGGTTGAAATGGTCGCTCGCCTTTCCTAGTAAGAAGTAAACCTGTGATCGCCTGAACAATCGCAGCCTTATCCTTAACCTGCACCAAGTCATAATTAACTGGGTGCTTCTTAAAGGTAATACTCAAATCTTTGAATGTCTCAAAGGAAGGCATTTAGACACAGCAATAGGCTGTTTTTATTTATCACTTACCACAGAACCCATCTGCCCACTCTTCTTGATTATCAAAGATTTCGCCTTCTTTGACATCTTTTAATTTTCTTGCTCTTCTAAGATGCCTCTCACTATCAACCTCAGTAATAAGAGTCATTCCTTCATCAATAAAATCACGACCTTTATCAACTTTACTGTTGCCCATAGTCCTCCTTAATTTTTGTTCGCCAGTCATAGTCTAGATCACCTTTATTTAGATCGCTATCAGTATATGCCAGGGGTCCCTGACTTCTAACGTAATGTAAGAAAATTTGACCGTAGTTTTCTCCTTCATATGCTCCACTACGTGAGTGTCTTGAGACACATCCGAGATAAAGAACCGCATCACCAGGATTTTTTAAAGTAATATGTTGAAAATTGCCACTTGGAGATTCTATTACAAGATCCCATGGTTTATCACCACCTAAATGTAGTGTCAAAGAAATCTCACAAGCTGGTCTGTCTGAATGTTGTAACAATTGTGACCCATTTTTATACAATCTCATCCAAGAATACGTTGGATATAGATTTTCGTTTACAATTTTAGTTACAATAGGAGTCAAATAATACAGTAACTCTTGACCAGGACGAGCTTTATAAGCGTTATAGATGTCACCTACGGTATATTCATCATATGATGCATCATTCTCTCTACCAAAGTTTTCTTCGGTTTGTCCATTGTAAAGTAAATCCTTATACAATACCTCAGCATACTTTTGATCAATGAAATGTGGCAGAATAATATAATTATTCTTCGTCAGTTCGGGATTCAGCATACTCCTTCTCTTTCATAGTTTGCCAAAAATAATCATCAGTGTCTCCTAAGCGTCCCCAGTCAATTCCTGCCTCTACTTGGTATTCTATGGTAGATACCTTGAAATCAGGGAAACGAGGTTCTTCAGGCGTAATAGAGAGGTCATACAACCGCATCCTGTTATTAGGATACAATGCAAATTGACCATTGTTTAATGCAATACAATTATGACTCTTGTGTTCGGCAGGAGTCTCACTTACATTGTTATCAATTACATCAGGATTTGCATGATAGTTATCTAACGTAAACAAATACTGCCCACGCATCAGTCCATGGTCACGAGTAAAGATCTCTGCATCCATAGAGCTTACAAAACCCTTATTAATTGCAGTAACACCATAATCCATACAATTCCAAAATTGTAGATTCTCCAAACTCATGTCTATGACTGGGGTTTGAGGTGCTCTTACAAATGCACTAATGGGCAACTTGTCATACATTGCTCCATACTCAGGAAGGTACGTCTCAAAATAAAAAGCACGCCCAGGTATACTCTTGCAAGATACCCAGACGCCTTCTACAAATTCTCCGTGACCATCCTGGTGATCTCGTAAGTATTCCTTACGGACCCACACTTTCTCAGCAGGAAGGTTACAGATTAAATTCATCGCCCTTGACCACGATACTTTTTCTTAGCTTTGTTACGACTGGTAGCAGCATACTTTGTGTTCTTTCCCATACCCTGACGAGTATTCTTGGGAGTAGACTCAATCATCTGCTGACCGCTGAGACCGACTTTGCTTCGTGCCATAATTCAAATCAATTGACTCCTATATTATATCACAAGATCATTCTGATGCAAATACCGTTAGACTAGAAAAGTGCATTACAATAGGACCAGGAGCAGTGGTAGCACCAACAAAGGCAGCTGGTTGACCATTGATTAATACTTTTGAACTCGTGTTAGCACCAACAATAACTGTCTCTACATCACAGATGGGTGGAAACGTTGGTGTGCAGTGCGTTTCAGATACATCACCAACACGATGTGCAAATGATCCGTTGATTTTTACATTAGGAGAACATGCTACACCAACTGTAGAAAACGTTGGTGGGATAAACGCGGCATGTGTCATATAACCTACACCACCTGGCATTTGTACAGCAAAAGGCTTCATAGGTCCTCAAAATCTGTATTATTTATTCCGCCCCTACTTGTTAACTCACCAATTCTATCACCTAAGTAATCACCGTTGTATACTACAGGCATATAGAAATACCAAATATTATTTGAAAGGTTTGAACCAAACGTCTCCAGTGCGCCTGCTGCTAGATCATCAATCAACGTTGCAGTATCCGCTGGTATCGTATCTGGTACAATAATAGTCGTACAACTTACTTTAATCGTATAAACTAACGTATTAAGCTTAGACGGTACAAACTGCTGTACGATGCCTGCTTCGTACTTTGTATAGGGTATACCATCATCACCCACTAGAACGGTCTTCTCGGTCCTCTCACGCTGCTCTGGCGTCCCTTCTGATGCTGTTTGGACACTACTATGAGTCCAATTAAACCAACTACTTCTCGTTTCGGCGCTTCCGCTCGTAGAGATCTGCTCAAATCCTTTATAGGGTAATCCTGACGTTGGACTTGTATATTCCTCTGATGTAATATCAAACGTTGAATCCGCTATATTGAAACCCTGCTTCCTCCATACACCATCAGTACGAATTCGGAGTATTTCTTGGTACGTGTCTGGATTAAAGTTTTGAAGGAAATCTATCTCCTCCTCGGCGCTTTCAAACCCTAGAGAGAATCTATAGTTCTTTGCATTGATTGCAATATGATCTTGCCCATACTTTGAGTTGTTAACAATGACCATCTCTTGATCATACCAAGGATACTCAGTAACTGTTCCACTAACCTCGGATATGCCAACGTAACCTAAGAAAAGAGCTGGAGGAACGACATCATTCGTAACAATGACGCCAGGGTCAATGTTCGCCACTTCTTCCCCTTCATATTCCACGTAGTTTACCTTGTTCCACCCACCTGCCTGCATCGTGTAGTCATAACCAGTTGGTGTGTATTCTCCCTGTGTCTCTTCTTCCTCGGTACTCCGTGGCCAAAGACTGATATGGGTTACCTCACATTGCATGGTAGCAATTCGTTCATCCTCAAAAGCAGGCACCATCCAGATCTGAGTGTCTCCAAAATCTTTCCAACCAATGAATGGAGGCGTTTGGGAAATAAATCCAGGATTTAAGAAGTTCCACTCATCCGCAGTGTTCTTCGGATAAAATCTCCCAGCATAAAACGGTACACCAGTCTCTTGCGTGAGCTCAGATAACTTGTTCATATCTGAGATCTCAATGGGACCAATTCCTCCCATCGTGTTTGCAAATAGATTGATGAACGGTACTGCCATTAGTATGAAGAAAGTTTGGCGATTTTTACAAGGTCTCCCTTGATACCCTCCACATTGTTATGCAAATAATCTAATGTCTGAGCAATCGTCTCATACTCCTCAGAGTTCGGACGATGATACATCAATGTGGGGCGCTCTAGCTGGGAGATCCGTTGGTCCAGGCTCGTCAACCTCTCTGACAGCCATAGGAGTGTTCTCTCCTGCTCGTTCAACTTCGCTTGTAACTCTTCCATCATTTTGATCACCTCGTAGGAATGCATTAGACGCACGACTCTCAAACTCGTCGCAGAACTTGTCAAAGTTCTCTAGAATTTTATCGTAGTCGCTAAAATCAACTTTTTGGGGCATTTTTTTCTGGGGGAATTTTTTTAAAACGACCTTTCGCAAAATATTTATCGGTCGTCTGGATACTTTTGTAGGTTAGGGAAGTTACCGTTTTTTGGAATCGCTTGGCGACCCTTAACTAACAAATAAGGGGGCAAATCACTGCCCCCTGAGTGTTAGCTACTGTGTGCTGCTAAGTGTCACAAATCCCACAGCATTTCGTTCATCTCATCTGCATCAATGGCAGGGTCATCCCATGCCACGCCGTCGCCTGTCTTGCAGAGCATACGACCAATCTGCCCCTCACACATGCACCGCACGAACTTGTCCCATGGTGTCTCCAGTCCCTCGCGGTATGTCACACATGCCTTAGCGGTGTTGTACAGGAACTCATCGTTGCCAATCCAGAGGGCAGCATTCCAGGTCTCGTAGTTTGCCCATCCGTTCATGTGTGTCTCCGTTTGTGTGTTGTGTGTATTGTAGAGCCCAGGGCGATCAGTCGCGGTCGCTGATGTTCCAGACTCCCCACTGTCCACCATCGTCATCAATGAGGGCGTTAG